ATGGACAAGGCTACCTGCAAGTTCGACGGTTGCGCCAATGACGGCAGGCTACGGCGTGGATTGTGCGGCAAGCACTACCAGTGGGTGACGAAGCACGGCAAGCTCGCTGACTACGACCGGAAGCTTATCCACACGGACGCAACGCTGGACGAACGGCTCCGACACCACGGATGGACCGTCACCGAGTCCGGGTGCTGGGAGTGGAAAGCCTCGCGGAACGGCAACAACTACGGCCAGTTGGCGACCGGCGGCACCCGCCCAATGCTGGCAACCCGGGCCGCGTACACAGCCTGGATAGGCGATCTTCCAGAGGGCGCCGTTGTATGCCATGCCTGCGATAACCCGCCCTGCATCAACCCTGCCCATTTGTTTGCCGGGACCCACCAAGACAACGCAGACGACATGGCGCGTAAGCGGCGGTCTGCAAACGGTGAGCGGAGCGGGGTCCACAAGCTGCCTGACGCGAACGTGGATGAAATCCGTGGCCTGTACTCCAGCGGAGCCTATTTGCAGCGCGAACTAGCTGAGGCTTTCGGCGTGACCCAAAGCGCCGTGAGTATGATCGTGAACCGTCGCCGTCGGGGCCGTGAGACTAATCCTCCCCTGCCGAAAACAGTCCGTCTATCCGCGTAGCCACCTCGTTGAGGTCAGTATCGAAGAGGCCGGCGTAGAGGTTGAGGGTCAGTGAGGCGTTGGCGTGCCCCAGCATCCTTTGCAGGGCTTTGACGTTCGCGCCGGCACTGACCGCCAGGGACGCGGCGGTGTGCCGCAGGTCATGGGCGTACATCCCCGGCGGGAACGCAGGGTCAGCCTCGCACGCCGCCGCCACAGCTTTCTTCAACGCGCTGCTCCGGAAGTTGTTGGGCCTCAGCCGCATCCCCCGCGGAGAGGTGAAAATCAGGTCCCGTGGCGGACCGTCCCCGATGACCTCCAGGACTTTGTTGGAGAGGGGCACTTCCCGGCCCAGGTTGGACTTGGGGGTGCCGACGACGGCGGTCCCGTTTACCCAGGCCACAGCCCGGGTGACGTTCGCACGGCGCCGTCGCCGGTCGATGTCTCCGTAGCGGAGTTCGGTGAGTTCCCCGATCCGCATCCCGGTGAGGGACAGCGCCCAAATGAACCGGGAGTAGTGCGGCTGGATCGTCCCGGCCAGGAGGCGCACCTGTGCGGGCGTGAGGTAGGTGTGTGGCCTCTTGCTGGCCTTGGGCATCTTCACGCCTTTGGCGGGCGAGACGACGATCCGCCCCTCCTGCACGCACCAGTTCAGGAACGTCCTGAACCGGCCGTAGATCGTCTCCACCGTCGTGGGGGCCTTGTCCATCCCGGACACCCATTCCTGGACGTCTGAGCGGCGGATGTCAGCCAGTATCCAGTCACCCCAGTAGGGGGTGATGGTGAAGGCGAGGTCTGATTTTGTGGCTTGCCGGGTGGAGGCTTTGAGGTGGATTTGGGAGGCGAACCAGTCGGGCAGGATCTCCTTGACGTAGACCCGGCCACGGTCCTGGGAGACGTAGGTCCCTGAGCGCTGGTTGTGTTCGATCCAGGTCAGGTGTGCTTTGGCGGCGTCCTTGGTGGCGAAGGACTTCTTCCGTTCCCTGCCGGCTTCGGTCCATACGGCACGCCAGCGGAGCCCCTTCCCGTACTCCGCTGTGCGGGTGCGGTCTTTCCGGGTCCACCTGTCTTCAACGGTTGCCATCGCAGGGCCCCTTGGTGGTGCCGGTGAGGCGGGCCATGATCAGCCACTCGTCAGGGTCCAGGGAGGCGATGTAGTTGCACACGTCCGATGGGGTGACTTCCAGGAGCTCGGCCAGGTGGTCGAGGTCGCGGGAGACCCTGCGGGCTGTGAGGAACGCCCGGGGGGTGATGAGCCGGCGGGCGGCCCATTTCTTGGCGTCGTCGCACCGTTCCGGGCAGGTGGTGCCGTAGAAGGTGTGTGCGCGGTCGTGCATGGCCTGTGAGACGGTGTTGATAGTGCTGAGCATGATGGTCTTTCCCCAGTGAATAGCCCGCCGGGTGGCAGGGCAAAATTAGGATAAGGCCAGTTCCCCAAAGTTCCATAACCGGCATATACGCTGCAACATTGTCGGACCCTGCGGTTAGGGTAGGAACGCGCCCGCTATACCCCGGTTTTTGTGACGTAATCGGTATGCAAGTTCCCCGATGAGTTCCTCGTTGGTGAGTAGGCCGGCGCGGGTTACGGGGCGGGTGTTGTCTTCTTCTTCGGCGGACAGGTCGGCCCATGATGCTTCGCCGCCGCCGTCGCGCATGTAGTCCATGGTGATGGATTCTGCGGGGATGATTTCGTGGTGGTCGAGCACTTCCCGGATGACGCCCTGGCGCCAGCCCAGGGCCTTTTCTACCTTGTTTTGGGTGGTGTCCCATGGGGCGCGTTCGCCTTTTTCGAGGGAGCGGAGGGTCTTCAGGTCTACCTCTGCTTGTTTGGCGAAGGGTTGCTGGGCGAGGGTGAGCTCAAGGCGTCCTTTTTGGACGAGTTGGCCGATGGTTTTGAGTGCTTCGGTGTATTCCACTTCCTAAGAATCGGCCAGTTTGTTTGAGGAAGCAAGCGGCGGTTTTAGGGTAACTCTTCCCAAAATTCGGGGCGCTCTTCCCTATTCGAAAGTATGTTCGAAAACTACAGCTTTGTTGTTGCGGAACTATTCAGGCATTGTTCCCGCGCCTCTCTTGCAAAGTTGGATAGAGTTCCGTAAAGTTCCCTATATGACTACCGAGAAGAAACGGGGCCCACGCCCCCGCCACAACGACCCCGACCCCGCCGCCACCGGAGAGAACCTCCGCGCCGTCCGCCTCTCCCGCGGCATCAGCCAAAAGCAACTGGCGAACGCCCTCGGCTACACCACCCATGTGGGGGTGACGCACATGGAGTCCGGCCGCCGGGGAATGTCTGACGCGCAGCTCCGTGTAGCCGCCGACTACCTGGGCGTAGCCCCCTCAGTCATCCGCCCCAACGTCAAGGCCACCCGATGAACGTCTACCTCGAAGTTGACGGGAAGCCCGTACCCGCCAGCGAACTGACTTGGGCCCACTTTTCACCGTGCGGCTGCCAGTGCGGCGTGCTGGTTGCCCAGTCCGGCAACTTCCTCGTCCCCGATGAGGAGAGCGCATGGAAGGAGTTCTACGAGAGCGCCGCGATCAGGAAGCGAGAGAAGGCCCGCGGCTACACCTTCAAGCTGATGCATCACCCAGACGCCGTTATAGCCCTCGGCGGCAAGTGCCCACACACTCCTCAGTGGGGCGTGCCGGATGAGTCAGCGCCTGAAGGCTTCGCCTGGGGCAAGCGCAGCAAGGCAAAGAAACTGCACCTCATCCCATTTACCGGCGATACCAAGCGCTCCAACTTTGCCACCGCTCCTGGCGGGTACGACGACCGGATCACCGCAAAGTGCGGAGAATCCCAGTGGTCATTCGAGGTCGATTCATGGATGACCTCAGAGTTCCTGAAGTGCGAGGCGTGCGTGACAGCGAAAGAGGCGTCATGAGCCAGGCGATCGCGCTCGAGGACCTTGACTGGGAAGCTGACGCCCGCGCCGCGCTGGAGAAGGTAGCGGGGATGGGCCACCCCTTCGATGCGTACGACCTCACCCAGCGGGCGGACCTGCGGGAACCGCCGAACTCGTCCATGTGGGGTGCACTGTTCCGTGAGGCTGCGAAGGACGGGGTGATCCGGTGGGTGGGTGCGCGGAAGTCGCGCCGGCCGCAGCGCCGGGGCTCCCTGGTTAGCGTCTGGAGGGCCGCAGCATGACCGCCGAAGAGGCCATGAAGCAGATCGGCCAGATCCTCAACTACTACTACGACAACGTACTGCCGGAGCTTGCGACACTCCATCGCATCTCCCTGGTGGTCGGAGCTTACGAAGGAAGCAAATCATGAAGCCGATCAAGGTGTACCAGTGCAAGGGTGACTGCTGCGATATGCAGAAGCCGTCGAAGCGTTTCTGGATCGTTGAGACACCACAAGGCGCGGAAGTGTTCACGCGCTTCCCTGAGGCGTCGTTCTATGCCGGGCATGAGGCACTGTCCCTCCCCCACGAGGTGACGGCGTGACCCCGGACTTGAAGGTGAAGGAAGTCGCTGAACGGTTGGGTCTCCACCCGGAAACCGTCCGCACCATGGCACGCTCCGGGGACTTCCCTGGCGCGTACAAGACGGGCCGGGGGAATCAGTCGAACCATATTCGGATCCCGTTCGCTGATGTTGAGGCGTACCGGGCCAAGCAACCACGGGTGAACCGATGAGCCCGGTCCGGGTGCAGCGGAAGCGCACCAAGGGCTGGCGGATGCCCGAGAACACCGTGAACGTGACACGCCCCGGACGTTGGGGCAACCCGTGGAAAGAAGGCAGCACCGGCTGGACCGTCCTCCCCGGCGGGTTGATCAACCGAGAACCACACGAACCCCTGACCGTAGAACAGGCCATCGAGAGCTTCCGGAACAGCACCGAATACCAGCTCACACATGACCCGGAGTTCCTTGCCGATCTGCGAGGAAAGAATCTCGCTTGCTTCTGCCGGCTGGATGCACCATGCCACGCGGACGTGCTGCTGGAATTGGCGAACCGATGAGCGACCTGTTCCCTGCTGTACGCCAGGCGATCAACGACGCTGAGGGGGCCGCGCACTCCCCCGACCAACTCCTGGACGTCCAAGCCCGCGCCGCCGTGGAGGCTGTGGTCCGGTCGGGGTGGGTGGAGCAGGCGGGGTGGGAGTACGCGGCCCGGTCCGGGGATGTGACGCTCTCGTGCGGGTTCCACACCCTGGAGGGGTGCCTCGCTGACGCGCTGGACCACGGGTTTACGGGGTTCGTGGTGGAGCGCCGGCCTATCGGGATGTGGGAAGTTTTGGACGATAGTTCCTTTTCTGACCCTAAAAGCTAGTAACTTTAGGGAACACCGTGCTAGATTGTTCCCATACACAAAAGCAGGGTCCGGAAGCTACCGACTCCCGGACCCCAGCCACTGCAACACCGACAAGGAGACTGCAATGAACTCATCCCATGATAGCCACGGCTACCTTTTCGACAAGGACACCGCCGCGAACATCATCTACGCCGAAGCCCTCCGCTTCACCGCCGAATGCTCCGCGCACGGCCCCTCAGAGGCCGAACTCCAGTCCCTCGCTCGCAAAATCTCCTGGCTCATCGACAAGGACATCAACTGGGCCGACCTTGACGTCATCATCGGGTACGCGTTCGAACTCCGCCAACTGGAGAACGGCACCCACGAATACCTGGAACTCAACGGGGCGTACACGGTGGACAACCGGGAGCAGGTCCGGTCCTGGATCACCACCCCGATGTTCGGGGAGATCGACTTCATGGTCGCCGGGGTTCCCACCCGCTGGGAGTTGGCGGCATGATCCTCTACGGCATCCAGACCCTGGGCATCCTCGCCTGCTGCGTCCTCGCCGGCTTCTCCGCCGCCGCGATCGGCCCGGCCCGCCGCCACGACACCCACCTCATGCACCGCCCCGGCACCTGCGAAGAGTGCGACCGATGAGCTGCTACTGCCGCGGCCAGGCCGAGTGCCCCAACTGCCACCAACACACCTGCACCGGTAACTGCCACTGCGACGACATCGACCAGACCAAGGAGACAGACCAATGAGCTGGGAACCACAAGACGACCTCCCCGAAGGGGAGTGGATCGTTTACGGCGAGACCGGGGAAGTCATCGGCACCTACGGCCAGGACGAGTACCGCGCTAAAGAGGCCGCCCGCGCTTGCGGCGGCCGTGACCTTGGAATCACAGCTACCTACGTGGAGATGACCCGATGACGTACACCGTTCTGGACCCGGCCCCGGACACCGCGCATTGGCTCCGGATGAGGAAGCAGGGCCTCGGCGCCTCCGACGCAGCCGCCGTCCTCGGCCTCTCCAAATGGGGTACCCCGCTCTCGGTCTACCTCGACAAGCTCTCTGACTCAATCGATGACGCTATGTCGGACCGGCAGGACTGGGGCCACCGTCTGGAGGAGCCCATCGCCCAGTGGGTGAGGGAACGAAAGAACCTTGATGTCATCCCCTCCCCAGGGCTGATCCGGTCCGAGGAGTTCCCCTGGCTGCTGGCCACCCCTGACCGGCTCGTGAACGCGGGCGACGTCGTGGTTCCCCTGGAGATCAAGTCCTCCGACGCCTTCATGGCGGACACCTGGAAGGAGGGCATCCCGCTGAACTACCAGATCCAGATCCAGCAGCAGATCCTCATCATGGGGGCCCCGTACGGCTACCTCGTGGTCCTTCATGGCGGCAACACACCGGAGTTCTACACCGTGCCAGCGGACCGGGAGTTCCATGAGCAGCTGGTACGGCTGACGCGGGACTTTTGGGAGAACCATATCCTCGCACAGGTACCGCCGGAGCCCATCACCCTAGACGATGCAGCCTCCCTCTGGTCCGGCGACACCGGCATCAAGGTTGAGGGCGGAGAGGCCCTGTACGAGCTCTGGGGCACGTACGGGCTGATGCAGGCAGAAGCCACGGAACTGAACACCAAACTGGACGCCATCAAGCTTCAGCTGCAGATCGCCATGAAAGATGCCGTCGAGCTCACCTACCGCGGCGAAACCCTCTTCACGTGGAGGCCTCGCAAGGGCAGCACCAAGTTCGATGACAAAGCATTCCAAGCAGACCACCCCGACCTGTACCCGAAGTACCTGAAGACCGGGGCCCCCACACGTACATTCCTCCGGAAGAAGGCCAAGGACAATGACTAGCCAGCTCGCAGAAGCAACCGCCGCCAAGGCCGTTGAGCAGCGCAAGAACCCCACCGCCCGCGACCTCATCCAGGCACAGCAGGCAGCCATCGAAACGCAGCTGGCTGGCGCCATGAACTCCGCCGCTTTCGTCCGCGCTGCCATCAGTAGCGTGTCGGCATCCCCACAGCTCCAGCAGGCCACCCCCGCTTCGCTGCTGGGCGGGATCATGCTGGCTGCGCAGCTCAAACTGGAGATCGGCCCCGCCCTCGGTCACTTCCACCTCACTCCCCGCATGGTCTCGAAAAAGGACGGCGACAACTGGGTCGAGGTCTGGACATGCCTCCCAATCATTGGGTACCAGGGGTATATCGAATTGGCGTACCGGTCCGGCCGTATTGAGAAGATCGAATCCCTCCTGGTCCGCAAGGGTGACAAGTTCGACCACGGCGCCAACAGCGAACGCGGACGGTTCTTTGACTGGGCCCCCGCCGACTACGAGGAGACGCGGGAGTGGACGGGCGTCATTGCTCTAGCCAAGATCAAGGGCGCCGGCACAGTGTGGGCCTACCTGCCCAAGGAGAAGGTCATCGCCCGGCGGCCGGACCGCTGGGAGAAAACTCCGTGGGCGACCAATGAGGAAGAGATGGCCCGGAAGTCCGGCATCCGTGCGCTGGCCCCGTACCTGCCGAAGTCCACGGAGCTCGGCAAAGCTCTTGAAGCTGACGAACACAAGGTGGAACACATCGCGGGCGTGCACGACTTGGTGGTTTCCAAGGCAGAGGACGAGCCCCTGGAAGAACCGACCGCATGAACGGCCGCCAGTTCGCCCTGTACCTTGCCCGCGATCTCCACTGCGTCTGTGGCTGTGTTGGCCGGGAGGATACGTTCGTCCCGCAGCACCGGGCCGGGCGCGGCATGGGTGGATCCAAGGTTCTGGACCGTCCAGCGAACATCCTTGTCATGTGCTCACTGGTCAACGGGCTGATCGAGTCCGACAGCAAGTGGGCGTCCGCGGCCCGGGAGTACGGCTGGAAAATCTCCCGCTGGGAATCCCCGGAGGAAACCCCGTTCTACGACCTCGCCTCGGGCACCTGGAACCTGATCGACAACACCTATCACCGAGTAATCACACAGAAGAAAGCAGCGTAAACAAACATGGAAACACTGACCAAGCACATCGTGAGCAATCTGCCCAGCGACACCTACGACGGTCCGTTTGACCACGATCGGGAGACGGACGCCGTGGGGTGCCGCCGTTGCATTGCCGACCGCGCTGTCCTCTCTGCACTTGGAGGCAAGTAAACATGGCCGGCGAAACCACCATTACCGTCATCGGAAATCTGGTATCTGACCCCGAACTCCGGTTCACCCCGTCCGGTTCAGCCGTTGCGAACTTCACCCTTGCGTCGACGCCCCGCACGTTCGACCGTAACAGCAACGAGTGGAAGGACGGCGAGACGCTTTTCCTGCGGGCCGCTGTCTGGAAGGAGGCGGCGGAGAACGTGGCCGAGTCCCTGACCAAGGGCATGCGCGTCATCGTCACGGGCCGGCTGAAGTCAAGGTCGTACGAGACGAAGGAGGGCGAGAAGCGGACCGTGATCGAGTTGGAGGTTGACGAGATCGGGCCCAGCTTGCGGTATGCGAATGCGAAGGTGAACCGCACCCAGCGCAGCGGCAACAACGGCGGCGGCGAGTGGGGCGGGCAGCAGACCGCTGCGGCATCCACTGGCGGCGGTTGGGGTAATGACGGGGAAGCCCCGTTCTAGCCGGCACTTTCTGAGGGGTCAGGGACTACTCGTTCCTGGCCCCTTTTGCTGTGCCCGGGAAGTTCCTCACCCAAGTAGTCGGAGTGGGGAACACTGAGTACAAAAGTTGGCCGACACGGGTAATTTTTGCCGTGTTGCTTAGGCAAACTGGGGAACAATCGCGTAGAATGTTACTACCAGCAAACAAAACAAAAGAGGCCCGCCTCGTTGCGTCAACATCGAGACGGGCAACCATTCACTGGGAGGAAATGGTTCTGTATGAAGAATACAACTACGCCTGAGTCCAACGCAACAACTAATCCAGACGTTTTACTAAACCTGTTGGCTAGGGTCTCCGAAGCGTACGACGCACAAGCCAAACACCTCGCCGAACTGGCCGAACTCCGCAAAGAAGTAGGCCGCCAAGCCATCGATGCCGGCGCCACCTACCAGCGCACCGGAGACGCTATGGGCCGCGACCGTTCCACCGCCCACATCCTCATCAACGGGAGGGCGGCATGAACGCCCGGGTCAAGCGCGACTGCCAGTGCAAGCAGGCCAACCACCAGCACGGAACACGCACCGCCTATGTGGTGGACAAGTGCCGCTGCCCGGAGTGCACGGAAGCATCCCGGAAGGTGCAGGCTGAACGTTCCCGGCTGCAGGCTTACGGACGCTACGACAGTGGCCGCGTGGACGCCCAGCCGGTCAGGGAACACATCGTCAAGCTGATGGCCTACGGCATCGGCCTCAAGCGCATCGCCGCCCTCGCCGGGGTATCGAACGCGACACTTGGCAAAATCCTTTACGGCGACCAGACCCGGAACATGCCACCGCGGGCCCGCACGGAGAAGCACGTAGCAAAGGGGGTTCTGGCTGTGAAGCCGAACCTCGGCAACCTGGGAAAGACGGTCAGCGTGGATGCGACCGGAACCCGCCGGCGGATTCAGGCGCTGGTCACGATCGGCTGGTCACAGTCCAAGATCGGGGAACGTCTGGGCATGGCACCGGGGAACTTCAACCGCACTATCAAATCCGCCATGGTGCAGGCCGAAACAGCGCGGAAGGTCAAGGCGCTTTACGAGGAACTCTGGAACCAGCCGCAGACCGGCGACGAGTGGCGGGAACGGATCAGCGCGGCACGGTCGCGGAATTACGCGAAGGAGCACGGCTGGCTTCCTCCGCTGGCCTGGGATGACGAGACCATTGATGACCCTGCCACCATGCCGGCAGTGTTCGAGGAAACTCCCCTTGTCCACGGCGAGGAGCGGATCGCGGACATTGAGTTCCTGATCCGGACCGGAGCCGGCCAGTCGGAGATCCTGTCACGTCTGGGCTTCAAGAACATGGGCGCGTTGGAGCGGCTGTGCCACCGGTACGGGCGCGGCGACGTCGTCCGGACTATGAAGAACCTCCGTTCGCTGGAGGTGGCGGCGTGAGTCGTAGTAAGGCGCCGGTGACGCCGGAGGATCTTGACCGTGCCCGCAGGCTGTTCGAGGATGGCGCGTCCCAGCGGGAAGTGCAACGGACGACGGGTATTGCCCGGGAGACGCTGCGAAAGTACTTCCCGGGCCAGCGCTGGACTTTCGTGCAGGGCGGGGAGCAGCGCTGGCTGCAGCGTAAGGCCGCCGAGGTTTTGGGTGGTGGTTTCTGATGGGCTACGTGTACCGCGGGACCATCCGCGACGCTGACGAGCCAGTGGATGAAGTTTCCGTAACCGGGCGGGCCCCTTTCGACCCCACCAAGTGTGGGACGAACGCCGGCTACAAGCAGCACCAAAACCACGGGATCATGCCGCCCTGCCAACCGTGCCGCGACGGGGCCGATGAGTACCGCCGGGAGCTCAAGGCACGGCATGGCGCAGGCCTGGTGGTGCGCGAGTTCCAGGACGACAAATGCGGGACGATCGCCGGCTATTCACGCCACATCCGTCATGGCGTTCCGGTGTGTGATCCGTGCCAGGCGGCGCGGGCCGAATACCGGGCAGCCTACTACGCGAGTAACGCTGCCTGAGCCAGGCAAACCCCACATACCAACTCTTGGTAACTCCGCGTACCGACACGCCCCAAAACTAGGTAATACTTGGGAACTCTTAGGTACAATCGAGAGAGCGTAAAGCCCAACGAAAAGGGCCGGAAGTTCGCAGCTTCCGGCCCATATCCACCCACCCGTTGAGAATGAAAGTGAATCCATGAATATCGTAACCCTTGAACTCCTCGCAGGGCCAGCACCGACAAGCCTCAACGCGAAGGAACATGCGCAGTATGCGCTGCGCCGCGCACGCGTCCAAGAGCTTGATCAGCGCTTGCAAATGGCGCGGTACGTCCAGATGGCCCGCAACGCCGGCCTGTCCCACCGTGAAATCGGGGAAGTGCTCGGGCATACCGAGGGCTGGGTCCGCCAGTACATCAAAGACACCGCCAGCAAGAAAACGTGGTCAGAGTTTGCCGACTCAGGATTCAGCGGCCACGGTGAAGCGCATGACCTGTTCTGGGAGGACATCACGGCCGCCAGCGACCTTGACCAGCGGCTGCACCTGTGCGCCGAGTATGGCCTGTCAGATAGCGCGGTAGCGGCGGCGCTGTGCATCCCGCGGGAGCGGGCAGCGGCACTCATGGAGGGTCCACGCAAAGAGGCCACACTCTGATGGCGCGGATACGAAATATCAAGCCGGACTTCTGGACGGACGAGAAACTCGTGGAGCTGGAGACCTGGGAACGGTTGCTGTTCATCGGTCTCTGGAACTTCGCTGATGACGAGGGCTACATGCCGTACTCGCCCAAGCGGATCAAGATGCAGATCTTCCCGGGGGATTCTCTAGAGGTCTCTAGAGGAATACAGAGTCTTATTTCCATTGGCGCCGTCGAGTTGTTCGACTCCGAATTTGGACAAGTCCTGCACGTAGCCAAATGGTCCAAGCACCAGAAGGTGTCTAACCCTTCGCAGTCCAAATATTCATCCATTGAACTGATCCCGGCGGGAGAAAATCCCCGGAAACAAGCGGTTCGTGCCCCTCAAATTACAGAGCCTTCACTGATCAGTACAGAGGATTCTGTAGGACTCCGTACGGAAAGGGAAAGGGAAGGGGGAAGGAAAAAAGACTTGTCCAGCACGCCGGACGAGTTCGACCAGTGGTACTCCCGGTATCCGAAGAAGGAAGCCAAGGAAGCGGCCCGGAAAGCTTTCGCTAAAGCCCGGAAGACCGTTGACCTCCCTGCACTCCTTGAAGGCGTGGACCGCTACGCGGCTGCCACCAGGGACAAAGACCGCCAGTACCTCGCCCTCCCGGCAACATGGCTCAACGCCGGCCGGTGGGCCGATGAACTCCCAGAACATACCGGGCAGCCCGGATGGACGTTAGGACTTGACCAGTGAACAACGCAGAACACGAGATGAGCGTCCTTGGCGCGATGATGCTGCACAACAAGTCCATCCCGGATGTCATGGACATCCTGGAACCGGGCGACTTCTACCGGCCGGCCAACGGGAATATCTTCCGTGCCATCGTGGACCTGTACGCCCGGAATGAGCCGGCTGACTACGCCACCGTGTTCGAGGCTTTGAAACGTGACGGGGAGACGCTGCGGGCAGTCGGCAACGACTACCTGCCCAAGTGTGGGGACGCGGCCCACAGCTACCGTAACGGTCCCGAGTACGCCCGGATCGTGGCGCGGGAGGCTGTGCGCCGCAGGATCGCTTCTGCGGGCCTGAAGGTAGCCGACCTGGCTGAGCAGCCCGGGGATGAAGACGAGCTTGTGGAGCAGGCGCGGAAGGCTGTTGACGGGGTTTCCCGGGCCGCCGGGGAGAAAGTCGTGTCATTCAGTGAGAGCATCTACGAAACCCTCCGGTCAATGGAAGCCGACAAGGCCCCGTTCATCCCCACCCCGTGGTCTTCGGTGAACCACGCCATTGCCGGGGTCCGCGGTGGGGCCATGTACGTGGTCGGCGCCCGGCCTGCTGTCGGGAAAACCGTGATTGGTTTGCAGCTCGCGCAGGGCATCGCTCGTCACGGGGCTGTCGCGTTCTACTCCATGGAAATGACCAAAGATGACCTGAATAAGCGGCTCCTGGCGTCCGAACTCCACATCCCCTACCAAAGGCTGCGGGACGACGCACTGCTGGCCCGGGACACGAATAAGATCATCGCGTCTGAACCGGACTTCCACCGGATGCCGCTGTACGTGAATGACAACCCAAGCCTGTCCATCACGGACATCAAACGCCACGCCCGGTCGGTGAACCGCAAGAGCCCACTGAAGGCCATTGTCATTGACTACATCGGACTAATGTCCACCCCGTTCGGGTATCGGGGCGAACGCCACCAGTTCATCGCTGACATGTCACGGCAACTCAAGGTTCTCTCCAAGGAGATGGACGTCCCAGTGATTGTTCTCGCGCAGTTGAACCGCGGGTCTGAACAGCGGGCGGACAAGGAACCGGTGATGTCGGACCTTCGGGATTCCGGGGCGATTGAGCAGGACGCGGATGTGGTGCTTCTGCTACACCGGGATTTGATGAACCAGCCGGGGGATCTTTATGTGCGGGTGGCGAAGAACCGTTCCGGCGTGACTGGTTCGTTCAAGCTGAAGTTCTGCGGACACTATTCCAAGGCCGTTGAGGAACACGTCTCGCCTGTGGAGGACCGTGAGTACCCGGCGTTCAGGCAGGCTCAGGAGCGGCCCGCACTGTCGAGCGTTGTGGGCTTCTGATGCGGGTCTGCACACTGGCGCTGGAGGCCCCGGCCGCATGGATCAATTCGAACCAGCGGTTGCACCGGATGCAGCAGGCGAAGCTGACCGCCGCGTGGCGTGCCGCGGCCTCGGAGAAGATCCATTCCCTGGGGTGGGAGCCGTTCACGGGGCGGGTTCATATCTTCGCGCACGTGTGGAAACCACGGGGCGGGAGGTATGACCCAAACAACCTGTGGCCCACGGTCAAGGCCGCGGTTGATGGGCTCGTGGAGGCCGGGTTCCTGGTGGACGACGACCACGCGCATGTGGAGGGCCCGGATATGCGGCATGGGGGTAAGGGGCCTGCCGCGTTGGTGTTGACGGTTACGGAACTTTCTTGAGTTTTCTTCCCCAAAAGTATGTAACTTTGGGGAACAAAGGGGTAGACTGTTCGTATAACCAAAAGAGCCGCCCCGGGTGAGCAAACCCCCGGGGCGGCCAGCACGAAAGGTCTCCCAATGCTCCGCTACTTCCGCCGCCGCCGGCCCCAACACCGGGCCGAAACGCCCGTCTCCCCGCAGGACAAACTCATCGCCGCGCACCACGGCTACACCCCGGAGCGGTGGGCGCAGCTGCCCGCCCTGGTCAAGCAGGACCTCCGGGAGTCTGTCGCTTGGGAACTGAGGGAGGCGTCATGACCCCCACCATGGCCCTGTCCTTGGCCCTCTCCGTCCCGGAAACCCCGGACAACTTCCGGGTCCTGCGTGAACTCGTCGGGGTCCTCCAAGCGCTGGTGAACCGGGAGGAAGACTCTGATGACTGAGCAGGAAGAATTCCAGTCCCGTTCGTGGGAGCCCGCTGCACGCCACTACCGGGATTTGACGGAGGACGAGAAGGCCACATACCGGCCCCGCGAATGGGAACCCCGCGTCGAGTACTTCGGCCGGCTGCAAGTCCACCAACCCGCAAAGCCTAGGAAGGCAGCATGAGCACCGAACGCGACGAACTGACCGACATCATCAAGAGCCCTGAAGCCTTCGATGGGGGCCCGGTATCATGCGGGCCTAACGACGTGTACGCGGCCCGAACTGCCGCCGCGATTATCGCCGCTGGCTACCGAAAGTACGAAACCTTCGCGGGAAGCAAGGCGCTTCTGGAAGTCGCCAATGAGCGAATCCAGCAGACCGCTAAATGGGGCGAACAGAACCACCAAAACGGGACGGGCCCGGAAACCTACCCTCTGGGAGAGATGGACTCGCTCACTTACGCGGAACTGGGCGAAGACGAAGCCGTTGAGCTCGCAGCGGTCGCCAAGCTGGCCACCGACAAAAATGCCAGGCGCGGCAGCGTGACGTGGAAGGACATTCTGCTGGAAGAGGTGTTCGAAGCTTTGGCCGAAGCGGACCACATCAAACTGAAGGCCGAGCTTATCCAGGTCGCAGCTGTTGCCGTCCAGTGGGTGGAAGCCATTGAAAGGAGCAAGCCATGACGGCCCCGGACCCGCGTGTGGGCGAAATCGAAACCCGCGCCGCACGTGCCGCCGAGTGGCCGGTACGGAACATCACAGACGAAGACCGCACCTACCTGCTGGCTGAGCTACGGAAAGCACACGAAGCACTCGAACGGGTGGAAGCTGTTGCCGGTGACCTCGCAACACGCGGCGCGGCAATCGAAGCGAAGGGCTACAACGGCTCCATTTACTCCAACCGGAACGAAGGCCGAAGCATCGGTTACCTGGAAGGCGCACGACTGATCCGCGCCGCTGTGTCTGCTGCGAAGGGAGACGGACGTGGCTGAGTACGTGCGCGCCCACGACGTGGAGAGCAACGAGTCTACGACCACGACCGAATGGGGCGTCGAAATCACGGCCCGCCTCAGAATCGCTCCGGACAGACTGCTGACAAAGGTCTTCCAGTTCCGCACCCGGGAGGACGCCGAGCAAGACCTCGAAGTTAGGCGGCAGTTCACGTTCGTCAACACCGCCCGAATTGTCCGTCGAGAAGTCACCGCCACACCGTGGGAGGCACCAGAATGACCGCGAAGACCATGGCCGAAGTGCTGGCCGAGCACGAGATGGAGAACAGCCCTGTGATTCGGGGCGAAGGCTACACGCGATGCTCCTGTGGGTTCCTGAGCAAGGGCGCGTACAGCCGAGCCTCCCACAACCGTCACGTTTCAGACGCCCTGTCTGCTGCGGGGTTTGGGTTGGTGGCCGACGCCAAAGCCGAAGCACTCGAAGAAGCAGCCAACGACATGGACGGCCTCGAAAGACTCAGCAGCTACCCCGAGGAGTCCTGCAACGACGAAGAGAACGCAGCGGTCGAGGCCTACGACAACGCCACCAATAGCCAAGAATGGCTTCGCGCCCGTGCCGCTGCCCTGCGTGGTGACTCATGAGCCGCTCCGTCCGTCAACCTGACTACCGCCAACCAGTACCCACGCCGGCAAAGGAGCCCCAATGTGTGAAGCCCAAGAAGCACTCATGAAACTCGCGTTCGAACTCGAACTCCAATGGGGCGCCGGCCGCATCGACTTCGGCAAACTCAAAGCACTCGCCACCAGCGCCACCTGCACCCACAAGGAGGAACAATGTGCGGCCTGATCGAACACATCGAGCGGGAGATCCGCGCCCGGCAACAGGCCGAACGGGACCAGCAAAACACCGGCCACGACACCCCCAAAACTAGGGAACTCTTAGGAAGTTCCGGTATCATTGTGGTATGAGCGACTGCGGCGCGTGCACTGGGGAAACGAACGTCAAACTCTGCCACGACCACACCACCCGGATAGAACAAGACCTAGCCGAAGTGGACAACGTCATAGCGAACCTGCGGGTCTCCATCGCCCGACAGGACAAAGGAGCCCAGAGTGTCGGCGGCGGAGGCCCATCAGGGTCCAAGCCCCCACTCAGCCTTGACGCCCTGGACAAGTACGAGCAACTCCGCGAAGTCCTCACCGGCTGGGCCATCCAACTGGAAGGCCGGACGTACCTCATTCTGGTCAAGACCGAAGACGTCGCGTCATACCTGTTCTCCCGTATCGAGAAGGTACGGCTGGCCGAATGGGCGTACGAACTCCTGGACGAACTGGGCGAAGCCATGGAAGCCGCACGCCGGGCAACAGACCGGGCGGCAGACAAGATCAGCGCCGGCAGATGCCCAACCGTCATCAACGGCGAACGCTGCCCGGACGAGGTCACAGCCATTGTGGGCCAAACCCACGCCCGCTGCCGGACCTGCGGGGCGACGGTGGACATCCACGACCGCCAGCAGCAACTCCTTGCGGACGCCTGGCATGTTCGGGCGCCACTCCCCCAGATCCTCCGGGCACTCAAACAGGGCAAGCACGCCACACTTCCGATGACACGGGTGGAGTGGTGGGTCAAGAAAGGCCAGCTCGTGCCGGTAGAGGGGAACCTGTACACGGCGGCCGCTGTCATGCACGCCTACTGGCAGACTCCATCCGGTCGGAAAGTCGCTCCAAATAATCTTGACGACATGGGAAGAAAAGCTAGCTAAGTTCCCATTTATTGGGTATTATGTTTTTAGTGTTGCGATTATTGGCTGAGACCCCATTATTCGTGATCCTTGAAGCCCCGCCGGCCCCCAGTAACGGCGGGGCTTCCCCATTTATCTCGCGGAAGCAGAGCAGGCAACGGCGGCCTTGCGTGCCGAGATGTTCAGCCACTCGCAAAACTGATCTCCCTGCGCTATCCCGGGGTTACGAGGATGGCAACGCTGGACCCCGCCACGGTGCACCACGGCGGGGCCTGGCACAACGCCCGACTTCCACCGGGCAACGCCCATCAAGTCACGTCGAGACAACGTGGCCGCTGTTGGGTGCAATGGTTACTAGCTCAACGGCAGAGCAGCGCACTGTTAATGCGCCGGTTCGTGGTTCGAATCCACGGTAGCCAGCTGATCGAACGCACGGCCGACACACAAGCAAACCCCAAAGGGTCACCGCGGCGCGCAAGTAGATCTTCCAATCAAAGGGGGAACCGCATCGACGCTTGCCCAGCGTGTACAGCGTCCATGCGTGACGCCCGACTCCACTGCACCAGCCCCAACTGTGTGTGGCTGACCTGCGGTAAATGCGGGGCGAAAGTAGACAACGACCAAGGCACCTACTACGGGCCCACGTACTGGGGTAACCCGGACGGCTACATCAAAGCAGACTGAGGCGGTGAGAGCGTGTGCCAGCCGCCAAGTACACCCAAGAGCAACGAGACGAAGCACTCGCCCTCTACCACACAGACGGACCCACAGCCGTAGAGAAGAAACTCGGCATCCCCAAAGGCACCGTCACACGATGGGCCAAAGAAACGGGTGTCGAAACGGTTTCGGTGTCTATCGCGCATGCGGGGACTGAGGCTGCGTCTGCGTATGCGAAGCGTCGCCGTGCCGAACTGGCGGTCCTGCTGTTGGATGATGCGCATAAGCTCCGGGCCCAGTTGTGGCAGCCGGCGCTGGTGCATGCGTTTGGCGGCAAGGACAACACGTACGAGGAACATGTGCTGGCGGAGCCGACGTTTACGGATAAGAAGAACATCATTTCGGCGGTGTCTACGGCGGTGACGTCGGTTACGCGGTTGGAGGATTACGACAAGTCGGCCAGTGATGGTGCTACTGCGGCTGATTCTGTGGTGGATCGGTTGATGCAGGGTTTCCGGACGGTGTATGAGGCGGGGCAGTGACGCCCCCGCCCCTGTCGTTCAAGCAAGTCTCATCGGTGGTGGAGTCCGCTTCGGCGAAGATCGCCCTCTGGGTCGGTGCGGTCAGTGCGGGTAAGACGATCGCTTCGCTGTTCGCGTTCCTCTTCGCCGTCCGGGCTACCCGGGGTACGGGTCTGGTCATCATCGTGGGTAAGACGCTGCAGACGATTGAGCGGAACATCCTCGCCCCCCTCATGGATGACCGGCTCTTCGGTGAGCTGTCCAAGCAGATCATCCACACCAAGGGCTCCGGGACGGCTTGGATCCTCGGCCGTGAGGTGCACCTGGTGGGTGCGAACGACTCACGGTCTGAGGAGAAGATCCGCGGCTCCACCGTCGAACTCGCGTACGTGGATGAGGCGACACTGTTGCCGCCCGGGTTCTGGGAGATGCTGATCTCCCGGCTCCGTGTGGCCGGCGCCCGCTGCCTCGCGACCACCAACCCGGGCAGCACCCGTCACTGGCTCCGGCTCGACTGGATCCTCCAGGCTGCGGCGAAGAACATGGTGGTCTTCCACTTCACCATGGACGACAACCCCCAATACTTTGAGGGTGGTGATCCGGGGCCGGCGTACATCGCGGACATGAAAGCCTCCTACACCGGGGTGTTTTATGACCGGATGATCCGGGGGTTGTGGACGAACGCTGAGGGTGCGGTCTACGACATGTGGGACCCGACCCGGCACGTGATCCCCTGGGACCGCCTGCCGCCTATCAAGCGGGTCCTGTGCGCGTCGATCGACTACGGTACGCAGCACGCCACCTCCGTCATGCTGCTGGGGCTTGGTTACGACCGGCGCCTGTACATGATGGATGAGCTCCGCATCGACGTCGCGGTGAACAGTCTGCGGAAGTCACCCTCGCAGCAGTCCAAGACCGTCCGGGACTGGCTGAAGCAACCACACCACCCCGAACAGACCGCGCTCACCCCTGAGTGGGTGGTCGTTGACACGGCCGCCGCCGACTTCCGGCAGGAACTCTACGTGGACGGCCTCGCCACCCAAGGCGCTAGGAAAGACGTCACCTACGGCATCGGCATCGTCTCCTCCCTCCTGCAGCGCGGGCAGTTGGTCTTCACGGACCGGTGCACGGGCTGGACGAATGAGGTCACGGACTATGTGTGGGATCCGAAGGCTACGGAGCGTGGCGTGGATGAGCCGGTGAAGCGTGCTGACGACTCGATGGATGCGGGCCGGTATGCGGTGGTGACGACTGAATCATTGTGGCGGGGAGAACTCGCCGCCTAACACTCACAACCCAAAGGAAGTAAGCCATGAGCGAGCAAGACGCAGACCAGTTCCTCCGCAAGGCCAAGGACGCCGTAATCACCGTGGAGTACCCGCATCACCAGTTCATCCCCAACGAACTGTACGTGGTTTGGTTCTGTAAGGCCCTGGGCAACTGGAAGGCGCTGGTCAGCACCGATGTGTGGGACGGCGCTTACTGGGAGGTCACCTACAACGGGGCCAAGCAGGAGGCCTACGTGGACACCTACAAGAAGCTCAGCAACGTCTGCATCCCTGACCGCACCTAACCTGTAGGAGGCCGTAGTGGCTCTGCCCAGCACCAGCCAGTCATGGCCCCCCACCCAACTCACCGGTATCCTCCCCTCCATGGGGGTGTGGTCCGCCTGGTACTCCGGCGACACCGACCAACTCTCGTCCGTGTACGGTGGCGCGACCGGGTCCGACCCGTCCGCTACCGGTTTCTTCGCGTCCGATCATGGCGGGTTCCGTGCCACGGTCGGCCGTGCCCTGACCCGCTGGTTCTGGGGCGAAGCCTCCCGTGGTCCCGACCGCAGGGTGAAGCTGCACGTCCCGATCGCGGCGGAACTCTGCCAAGCCTCCGCTGACCTGCTGTTCTCGGACACGATCACCATCACCTCGGAGAACAAGGACGCACAGGACCGGCTGGACGCGCTGTGTGATGACCACTTCCACGCCGAACTCGTCTCCGCCGCTGAGGTGTGCGCGGCCCTTGGTGGCGTGTACCTCCGTGTCGCATGGGACCAGTCCACCCGGGATGAGCCGTTCCTCACCCACGTAGACGCAGACCAGGCCATCCCGGAGTTCTCCTGGGGGAAGATGACGGCGGTCACGTTCTGGCAGGTCGTCGCCCGTGACGGGAAACGCGTCTACCGCCACCTTGAACGCCACGAAACGTTGGCGGACGGGACCGGGGTGATCCTCCACGGCCTGTATGAGGGCGAGGAGGACAAGCTCGGCCACCCCATCCCGTTGACGGAGCAGCCCGCCACCGCGCCCCTCGCCACACTGGTGGACGCGTTCGGGATGATCTCCTCCGAGTCCGACAGGCTGTGTGTGGTGTACGTGCCGAACCAGACCCCCAACCGGCGGTGGCGCACCCACCAGCTCGGCCGCAACCTCGGCCGGTCCGACCTTGACGGGGTCGAGCAGTTGATGGACGCCCTGGATGAGACCATGACGTCGTGGATGCGTGACGTCCGCCTCGGCAAGGCCCGCATCATGGTCGCTAAAGCCCTCCTCAACAACGTGGGCCCCGGTCAGGGCAGTGCGTTCAACGCGGAGCAGGAAGCCTACGCGTCCATGAACATGCTCGGTGGTGGGGACATGAAGCTCTCTGACCAGATCGAGCAGGTCCAGTTCAACATCCGGGTCGCGGAACACCAGGACACCGCCTCCCACCTGACGATGAACATCCTGCAGATGGCCGGGTACTCCGCGGAGACCTTCGGGATCTACGAGGGCGGCGGGCCCACCAAGACGGCCACTGAGGTGGAGGCGAAGCAGCAGCGTTCCCTGCTGACCCGTGACAGGAAGTGGCGGCTCTGGCGTCCCGCGTTGCAGGACGTCCTCGCCAAGCTCCTGAGTGTGGACCGTGCCCTGTTCCACAACAACACGGCCCCGGACGGTGTGGACATTGACTGCGCCATCGCTGAAGGCGTGCAGGAGTCCATGCTGACCCTGTCCCAGACGATCCAGGCGCTCCGTGCCGCTGATGCGGCCTCGGATGAGGTGATCGTGGGGATGCTGCACCCGGACTGGGATGAGGAACAGATCCAGGAAGAGATCAAACTCATCCGGGAGCAGAAGGCAGCCAGTGCGCTGCCGGACCCGATGTTCATGGGCGGCACGGATATCCCCCCGGTGTCCCAGGGTGGTGGCGGGCTCGGGAAGCAGAACGAGAAGCTCCACGCCGAACTGAAGCAGAAGCCACAGCACGGCATAGGCGGCTAATTCATGTAAGGGGGTCGTGATGGAGCAGGAACAGGACAGTCTGCCCGTCACGGTCGATGCCGTAGCCGCGGCGGTACTCGTCGTCTACACCGACGCGGAGCAGGGGCTGATTGCCCGGTCCGCTGACCTGGTGCGGGCGGCACTCGCCGCCGGCCCCGCCGCCATGAGTAGCCTGTACGCGGACCTCCGCCGTGAGGCTGAACGGACGACCGCCATGGTGAGGTCACGGGCACGGGCCATGGCCGCACAAGTCACCGACACGGCGGCACGGAACGGCAACACCTCCGCAGCACGGGAACTCTCCCGCCTCACCGCCGGGGACGTCCTGCCGCTGCTCCCGCACGACATCAACAGTGCACGGCTCATGGGCCAGGACCTCGAACACCGGCTCACCGCGGCGTCGTCACGGATTGCCCGGTTCGCGGATGACGCCTACCGTGCCGCGACGGTTGCGGCGGCGGCGGAGCAGATCCTCCGGCCCAAGGCGACACCGGGTGAGGCGCAGGCGCAGGCGTGGCGGCAACTCGTCTCCCGCGGCGTCACCGGCTTCACCGACAAAGCAGGCAGGGAGTGGAACCTGACGTCTTATGTGGAGATGGCGGTGCGGACTGCCACGCAGCGGGCGTACAACGCCTCGCATCGTGACCGGCTGACCCTGGCCGGGATCGACTACTTCACGATCTCCACGACCGGCCGACCTTGCGGGCTGTGTGCCCCGTGGGAGGGCAAGGTCCTGGCGGACCGGGGCGCGGGTGAGGTCACCGAACCCCACGCCGCACGTGACGGGACGGTCACCTTCCAGGTGGCGGCCACGATCGAGGAAGCCACCGCCGCTGGCCTGTTCCACCCGAACTGCAAGCACACCCTCACCGCGTACCTGCCCGGCGTCACCCTGCTCCGCACGAATCAATGGACGGCGCTGGATGAACTGAACTACCGCAACACCCAAACCCTCCGCCACCTCGAACGCGCCGTGCGGGCTTCCAAGCTCCAGGCGGCAGCGGCGCTCACCCCGTTGGATAAGGCCCGCGCTATGCGGGAGGTCCGGGAGGGGCAGGCGCGGATCCGGGAGTTCACCGCCCGGACCGGGTTGTTGCGGCGCCGGCACCGGGAACAACTCAACGCCGCCAACACCTAGGAGACCATCATGATGACAAAGTTCTGGTGCCCGGGCTGCGATGACCTCCACATGGTCAGCGATGACTGGCAGGTCACTGGGGTGGGCCCTACCCTGACAATCCAGCCCTCCGTGTTGGTGTACGAGCGGCAGAAGCTCATCAACGAGGATCTGGACTTTCCTGCACTGACAGCCCCTGAGAACGTCACCATGGCCCCACGGTGCCACTCGTTCGTCACCAACGGGCACATCCAGTTCCTTGGCGACTCCACCCACCAACTGGCCGGCCAGACGGTTCCGCTGCCTCCGCTGCCTGACTGGTGCGCCTGATGCTGACTGGTCAGATCGGGTTGCGCCGACACTCCACCGGCTGGGTCGGCAAGTGCATCGAATGGGCTACCCGCTCCCACACCCACCACGTCGTGGTCGCCGTGTCAGAGACGGTATGCATCTCGGCTGAGCCGGGCGGGGCACGCTACCGGCCCATCACCGACTACCCGTCGCTGGTCTGGTCCCGGTTCGGGCTCACCACCGCACAGCAGGACCTCATCCGGGACGCCGCCGCCGACTACGAAGGCCGCCCCTACAACTACGCCATCTACGGGCCCCTCCTCTGGCAGCGCATCACCGGCCGGAAGGTGGACGGCTGGGTCGCCCAATGGCTCGCACGGCGCCCGAACGAGAACTGTTCGCAGCTCTCCGATGACATCTACACCTTGGCCGGGTTCCACCTGTTCCCGGACATCCCCGAACTCGTCACCCCGGGCGACTTCGAACGCTTGTTCGAGTCGCTGGGCTGGCTTGAAACCCACTCACTCACAGGAGTACAGCAATGAGCGAAGCATCAGGAACCGAAGTGACCGGCACGGAAGCCGCTGGTACGGAGACAGCGGCGACCGAAACCGCCGCCACCGAAACCCAGGGCACGGAACCGGCCGGGCAGGAAGCAACCCAGGCCGTGGACTGGGACGGCAAGGTCGAATCCCTCCCCCCGGGAGCCCAGAAGCTCATCAACGACCTCCGCAAAGCGGACGGCGACGAACGGGTAGCGAAGAAGACCCTGGACTCGATCCTGAAGGCCCTCAACCCGGACGCCCCGGACGACGCCAAACCCGACCCCGCCGCCCTCGCCTCCCAGCTCACCACAGCGCAGCAGGAAGCCGCCGACCGGGCACGGGAACTCGCCATCTACAAGGCAGCCAGCGCCCACGGAGCCGACCCCGCCAAACTCCTGGACTCCAACTCATTCATGACTTCCGTCAAGGGGCTGGACCCCACTGACGGGGACGCGGTAGCCGACGCCATCAAGGCAGCGGTCACCGCAAACCAATCACTCAAAGCAGCCCGGGCGGCAGCAGCGAGCGGCGTTGAACTCTCCGGCGGGACCGGGGAACAAGGCCAAATCACTGAGCAGCAGCTCAAAACCATGACACCAGAGCAGATCGTGGAGGCCCAAGCGAAGGGCCTGCTTCGCAATCTCCTCGGGTAAAACTCCCCTCTTTGAAAGGACACCATCGTGTCGATTTTGAACTTCCGCCCGGAGATTTGGTCCGCCAACCTCCTGGTCGCCACCCGCAAGAACCTGATCTACGGCAACTGCATCAACCGCGACTACGAGGGTGAGATCTCGGCCGCGGGCGACACGGTCCGCATCACCTCGATCGGCCGCCCGACCATCTCCAACTACGTGCCCAACAGCACGAAGATCACCCCGGAGCAGGTCAACGACTCCCAGCGCACCCTGGTCGTGGACCAGTCCAAGTTCTTCGCCTTCGCGGTGGACGACGTGGACGCCCGCCAGGCCAAGGGCAACGTCATCCCCCAGTCGATGAACGAAGCAGCCTACGGGTTCGCTGACGTCATCGACCAGTACATTGCCAACAGCATGTACACGGGCATCCAGACCGCCAACCAGGCCGGTTCCATCACGGTCGCGGCGAACACCCCGTCCGACTTCTACGACAAGGTCCTGGTCCCGCTGAAGATCAAACTGGACCTCGCCAACGTCCCCACTGAGGGCCGCTGGATCAACGTCCGCCCCGAAGCGCACGGCGCCCTGCTCCGTGATGCCCGGTTCGTGAAGGTCAACGAGTCCGGCACCAGTGAGGGTCTGCGCAACGGTCACGTTGGCCGGGCCGCCGGGTTCGACATCATGGTCACGAACAACGCACCGAACACCTCGGGTTCGGAGTACGTGACCATCGCCGGCACGAACGCCGCGTACACCTTCGCTGAGCAGATCAACAAGGTGGAGGCGTACCGCCCGCAGGACTCGTTCTCCGACGCGGTCAAGGGCCTGGTCCTGTACGGCGGCAAGCTTGTGCGCCCCGACTTCCTGGCCAGCGCACTGGTCACCATCTCCTAACCGAAAGGGCCTTGAACCATGGCACGCACCGCTGTACCCCTGACAGACCTGACGACCGCCGCCAGTGTGGCGGACCCGGCAGGCACCACCGCCGACCCGACCAACGGGCACACCATCACCGGTACCCGCCCGGAAGTCCTGGCGATCCGGGTGAAGAACACCACCGCCGGGGCGTTGAACGCGATCCTGCGGGCCGGTACGTTCCCGCTCGCTGAATCGTCCGGGCAGGGCGACCTGACCGTCTCGGTTGGTGCCGGCGCGACCGTGTGGATCTCCCCCGCGGAGTCCGCCCGGTTCCTGCAGAACGACGGCTCCGTGAGCCTGGACCTGCAGGCCGGGTTCACCGGTAACGTCACCGCGTTCCGGACGAACCGCCGATGACGGACACGGTCCACATCCTCGGTGAGGGCGGGGGCATTTTCGAACTGTCCCTGCCCTTGCATGAGACGATCGCTGACAAGCTCGCCAAGGGTCACCTGCGGCGGGTTCAGCCGGACGGCACCCCCTTTGTGGAGGGTGACCGGCCGGAGGGTGTCCCGGCCCTGCCGGAGTCCCGCCCGGCCCTGAACGCTGTGAAGGCGGAATGGGTGGGCTGGGCTGTGGTGCAGGGCCTGAAGCCGGATGAGGCTGAGGCGTTGACGAAGGCTGACCTGATTGAGCGTTTCGGCGCCGGCCAGGAACCCGAAGGCAACCCGGACGGTTCCGAAGGCGCAGCGCCGGAAGGCACCCCCGAAGGTACCCCCGCCGAATAGGCACAACGGTGGGCCGCACACCACGTGCGGCCCACCCCCTCAACTCTTTGGAGGCACCATGGCCGGTCTGTTCGGCAACATCATCGTCCCGGACTCCCTCGCCCAGCCCGCGGACCTCGCCGCCTGGACACAGAAACCGGCACCGGACAACGCCGCCGTCCTGCTGCGGGAAGCCACATCGCTGGTGCTGTCCGCGTCCGGGTCCTCCTACTACGCCACCGACCCCGCCACGGGCCTCCCCACCGACCCGGCCGTGGCTAAGGTGCTGAACGACGCCACGTGCATCCAGGCCGCCGCGTGGGCCGCGCTTGGGATCGACCCGCTGCTGGGCGGGGTGCAGGTCGCGGCCGTCGCCTCACAGAAGAGCATCGGTACCGCGCACCTGACCTACGCCGACGCCGGCACGGCCGCGCAGGCACGGGCCGCTGCGCTCACCACCCTGGTCCCGGCGGCGGTCCGGAAGCTGGTGGAGAACAACCTGATGGACTCCAATGTCTGGATGTACGGGTGAGCGGCATCGAGGACTTCTACGTCCACACCGTGTCCGTGGAAACCCACACCGGGGCGGGTGCGTTCGGGGACACCTACAACACCCCCGCCACAGTCAACGGGTTCTTGGAGGGCAAGATCCAGCTGGTTCGGGCCACGGACGGGCAGCAGGTTGTCTCCAACTCCACGTTCTACTGTGCGGTGGCGGACGGGGCACGGTTCACCCCCGACTCCAAAGTCAACACCGGGGACCGCACCGCGTACGTGATCGCCCAGAACACCAACGACGCCCCCGGCCTCGGCCTCCCGGACCACGCCGCTATCTACCTGAAGTAAACTGAACGGTTGAGCCGCCGATATGAGGAGATGCTATGGGCAAGACAGACAAGACTGCGCCGGCTCGTATACAGCATGCCAACGGAACGCCGTGGCATAGGACCGGTGGCGTATGGTCAGGGATCCACGAGTTCGCTAATCGGTGGCACCGAAGCCAGCGTCGCCGCACTAAGACTGCGCTAGCTAAAGGCGACGACCCGGCTCCCAGCAGAGCCAAGCATGGTGCACGTTGGGACATGTACTGATGGGTGAGAGCTTCAGCATCCACCTTGACGAGATCACCGACGCCGTCCGCGAAGCGCTCCCCGGCGCTACGTTCAAAGCGATGGAACACCTCCGGCAAGTCGCCGTGTCCAAGACCCCGATCGAGACGGGCGACCTGCGGGCCTCCGCCTCCGTGGAACCCATCCCCAACGGGGCGAAGGTATACTACCCGGGGCCCTACGCCAGATATCAGCACTATGTCCTGGACCTCCGTCACGAGGAAGGCCAGGCCCTCTACCTGGAGCAGCCGCTGGTGCAAGAAACCCCAAAGATCCTGGAGATCGTTGCCACCGAATTACGCGCCGTCCTAGACTGACCCCACGAAAGGGGAACCGATGCCCGTCACTGTTGGCGCGTCTTCCACAGCCCGCGACCTCCTCACCGGCTTGGCGCGGATGATCGCTGACTCCGGGATCGGCGTGTACCGCCTCACCGGGGGGTACGCACCGAATGAGACGGCGATCGTGTTCAAGTCGATGCCGTCCGCCCCGGACCGGGCCATCGTCCTGACCGCGGTGCCGATGACGGACCAGGTCATGATTCCCATGGGCATGGTCCTCGTCCAGGCACGGTGCCGGGGCGTGGCCGGCGACCCTTTGGACGTGGATGACCTTGGGGACGCCGTGTTCGACCTGCTCCACGGGTTGAAGGACCAGACCTTCGGGTCCGTTCACATCATCCAGTGTCTGCGGAACTCGTCCGTCCCCATGGGGCAGGACGCCTCCCGCCGCTGGGAACGTGTGGATCATTTCTATATCGATTTGGATTATGCACCCACAACCAACCGCCCGGACGGTGGTTGGGACTAGACTGACCCGCATGACACCACAGCCTTCCGCGATCAACCTCACCTCCGGCCTTGCCCTCGGCGTGATCGGCGGTGTCGTGGCCGTGTTCGGCGGGATCATGCTGTGGGTCGGCCTGGTCCTCGCCCTCATCGGCGCGTACCAGGTGATCGTGGGCGTGTACCGGCTCGCCACCGCCATCGACCTGCTGGCGGCCCGCACGGTCCGGAAAGCCCCGGAGCCCGCCCGGAAGTAACCCCCAACGCCCATAACTGAATAGCCCACCCCTTCTAGCCCCGTAGACCTCTGCGGGGCTTTTTCATGCCCACAAAAGCCCCGTAGGAGGCAACCATGTCAGTTTCTCTGGCGCGCCGTTTTAAAGTTGATGTTTCGAACGACGGCACCACCTGGGTCCCGTTCAAGGGCATCCAGGACTTCTCCCCGCAGGAGAACTCCACCACCCAGTCCACCGCCACCTATGACAACGCCGGGTTCGACTCGTTCGAGAAGACCCTCACCGGCTGGGGTGTCACGATCAAGGCGAACCGGCCGACCACGGCCGGGGTGTTCGACCCGGGCCAGGAGCTCGTCCGCGCCGCACAGTTCCAGTTCGGTGACGCCGCCCGCGTGTACATCCGCTACTACGACCGCAACGGCGCCGCCGGGGCCAAGTCGGGCCGGGCCCTGATCGAGTGGAACCAGTCCAAGACCGGTGTGGCCGACGTTGAGGAAGTCACCGCAACGTTCAAGGGCGACGGTGTCCTCTCCGACATCGCCAACCCGTACAACGCCGCCGCCGTCCCCGTGATCACTACCGCCACCCCGTCCGGTGTCGCCGTGGGTGGCCTGGTCCGGATCCAGGGTGCGAACTTCACCGGCACCGTCTCCACCACCGGGGTCAAGTTTGGTGCCACGAACGCCACCACCTGGGATGTCATCAGCGACTCCCTCATTGAGGCGGTCATGCCCGCCGGTACCGCTGGTGCGGCGAACATCACCGTCACCAACGCCGCCGGCGCTTCCACCGCGTATGCCTACACACGTGGTGCGTAGCTAAGACCGGCCCGGCCGGCGTTGTGAGTGCGCCGGCCGGGCCCCACCCCCACTCACACCCCACTCACAGCAAGGACACTCACATGGCATTGCGACCGTACGAAGAAATCGTTGGGCCCCTGGTCATCCCGGCCCGCGGCAAGCACTACACCCTCCCCATCATCAGCCTGCAGGACGGGCTCCGGATGCACGCCGCAGCGCACGGCGGCGAAGACCTCTCCCTGGCCGACCTGACCACCATCATCCTCGGTGACGCCCGCCAGCAGATGCTGGACGACGGTGTCCCCCTCGCCGTGATCGACCGGGCCCTCTGGGCCGGGATCGCTGACTACCAGCAGGGCCGTGAAGCCGCCGAACAGGTCTGGGAGAACGGCGTCCCAAAAGCGGTGCTGGAGGAGCTGACGAAGATCCTCACACAGGCCCCAACGACCCCACCGGCCGCGGAGAGTACGACCCCGCCACCGGGCTCTGGGACTACTACGAAACCGAAGAGGGCTCGGGCCTCACGTGGGAAGGCATCCTCTCCCACTGGGTCCTGATCGTCGCTGACTTCGCCCACCTGTACGGCATCCGGCTCCACCGCGACCCGGTGACCTGGCACGAGTTTACGGACCTGGTCGCCGGGCTCCTGGCGACCGACCAGTCCCGGCTGTGGCGGGCCACCCAACCAGTAACAGAGCAACCACCGGAAGGGTGAGGCATGGGTACGACGACCACGGGCAGCATCGACGCGAAACTGACCGTTGATGATTCCGACTTCAAGCGGGGCATGACCGAAGCGAAAGCGGAGGCCAAGGAAGTCGGTGCCCTGGAGCCCACCGTCAAGGTTGACGCCAATGTCGGCCCGGCCCTGGCGAAGCTGGAGGCCGTCCAGAAGGCGGAGCGGGACCTGGACATCGCGTTCCAGCGCTCCACGATCGCCCAGGAAAAGCTGGACGTCGTCACCAAGAAGTACGGTGAGGACTCTGCCCAGGCCGCGTCGGCACGGCTGGCCCTGACCCGGGCCACGAACGCGGAGTCCGACGCCCAGGCCAAGCACGCCGGGCTGCTCGCACGGGACACGGAGGAGCAGGACAAGAACACCGAGTCCACGAAGGCCGGGGTCCACGCCAACCGTGACCGGGTGTCCGGGCTGCAGGTCCTCCTAGCCCTCGCCCCGGGCATCCTTGCCGCCGCCGCCCCCATCGCCGGGGCCGCCACCGGCCTCGCTGTCGGGTTCGGCGTCATGGGCCTCTCCGGTGTGCTGGCGTTCAAGGGCATCAAGGACGCCATGGAGGTGGGCGACAGTGTAGGGAACACCTACGCGGTCGGGCTGCAGGGCATCAAGGGCGACCTGAACGCCCTCGCCGGCACCAGCGCGAACGCCATGCTGGCATCCTTCAACGACATGGTGGGGGACATCAACTCCCGGATGCCGTTCCTCACCCAAATGATCGGGCAGGGGTCCATCGCGCTGGGCCAGATGGGTGGCACAGCACTCCGTGGCGTGCTGGACGGGCTGCGGACCATGAACCCGCTGCTGCAGATGGGTGAAGCGGAGCTGGGCAAGTTTGTCACCTGGCTGTTCTCCTTCAACGGCACGTCCGGGTTCAACGACTTCATTGTCTACTCCATGGACAACCTGCCCTCGGTGATGCACCTGCTGGAGAACCTGGTCATCACGGGCGGCCACATCCTCTCTGCGTTCGCCCCGCTGGGCCCGGTCATGCTCACCCTGCTGAACGGGCTCACGGACGGGCTGAACGCTCTTCCCCTGCCGGTCCTCGCCGGGCTCGTGACGACCGCGACCCTGCTCGGCCCTGCCCTGCGGATGGCGTTCGCCCCTGGCGTGTCCACCCTGATCATCGCCGTGGCTGAGGCCATCGGGTACACGGGGGTGATGGCGAACCTCGCCGTCCCCGTGGTCGGTATCCTCACCGCCGCGATCGCCGGGATCGGCGTCATGGCGGCCACCTCCGCGCTCGGCACCTCCAAAGGCACTGAGGCGCTCCGCGACTACACCCAGGCCCTGAAAGACGACAACCTGGCCATTGGCGACCACGTCAAGGCCCAGGTAGCCAAGGAACTCGTGGACACCGGGGCCGCCGAAGCCGCGCAGCGCCTCGGGCTGTCCCTGATGACCGTGCAGCAGGCCGCGATCGGCAACAAGACCGCCATCGAGGCCGTGAAAAACGTCACCGATGATGCGTCCAAGAAGATCATCGACTGGACCTCGGGTGGGGCGTACGCGTCGGAGCAGAACAAGCGGCTCTCCGCGGACGTTGACCTGATGCGGAACAGTGTCCTTGGCGCGTCCGGGGCCGTGCAGGAGCAGCTTGATAAGCAGAAGCTCCTGAACGAGATGCTGCGCCCGACCACGGAAGCCGTGCAGGGGCAGACGTCCGCTCTGGGCATGCAGGCCACCGCGTTCGGCACCACGGTGCAGGCCCTGCAGGCGGCCAAGGACGCCCAGGACAAGAACGCCCAGTCCACCGCCGACGCGACCCTGAAAATGCAGTTGGAGAACGACGCTGCCGGGCTGCTGAAGATGACCCTTGACGGGCTCAACGGCAAGGCCATCTCCGCCGCCCAGGCGCAGAACGCTTTCGACTCGTCGCTGGCGAACATGGGCACGCACGTGGACAAGACCGGCAAGCAGATCACGTTCACCACCTCCAGCATCAACGACATGTCGGCCGCGTCGGTCGCCCTCCGCGGCCAGTTGAACACCCAGGTGTCACAGCTCATGGCCGTGGTGGAGGCCAACGGCGGGCTGTCGAACTCAACCGCTGAGGCTAAGGGCCAGATGGCGGCCATGCGGCAGCAGATCATCGACAACGCGGTGGCGCACGGTGTGGACAAGACGGCTGTGGAGCAGTACATCGACAAGCTGTTGCAGGTCCCCAAGAGCGTGCCGCCCACGAAACTGGACGTGGACACGTCGGCGGCGGAAGCCGCCCTGCAGGCGCTGACCCGGCGCCGGACGGTGGAGATCACCGCGATCACCACCCAAGTTCGCGGCGGCGGATCACCGGATGACCCGTCCATGACCGCGCTGAACCCAGCCCAGCGCGCTGACGGCGGTGAGGTCCTGTACCGGGCCGGCGGCGGCGGGGTGCCATTCCGTCCCTCGGGGACGGACACGGTCCCGGCAATGCTCACCCCCGGTGAGGTTGTCATGAAACGGTCCTCGGTGGACTCCCTGGGGCTAGGAAACCTGCTCCAAGCGAACCGGACCGGGTCCTGGCCGGAACAGAACAGCGGACCGGTGAATGTCATGGTCATGATCGGCGGTGAAGCGGTCGATTCGCGGTTTGTCCAGATTGTCCACCAGGAACTTGACGGCGTAGCCCGCCAGATCGGAGGGATGCGCCGATGACCGTTGTTATTGCCACCAGCGGATCCATCACCCTGGAACTCGAACCCGTGGACGGCACACCCCCCGCCGTGAGGGTCACCGTTTCCGGGGTGACATCCACCACGGTGTTCACCCTGCAACGGTTGTGTGAGGGCCGGACCGTCACGGTCCCCGGGTGGCGGGCACGGCAGTTCGTTGACTCCGTCGTGGACATGGACTGGGCCGCCCCCACGAACCGGCCCATCACCTACACGCTGTTGGTCAACGGGGTGACCGTCACCTCCGCGACGGTCACCCTGCCCAGCGCCTACGCCTGGTTGCAGGACCCGCTTCAGCCAGAGAAGTCCCTCCGCTTCGGACTCGCCCGGGACAGTGTCGGGACCGCCGTACTGGACCACAAGTCCCTGAAGCAGTTCACGTACAAGGCGAACGCCGGCACCATGCAGGTGCTGGGCGCCCCGGAGCCCACCGTGTTCGGCGGTCAACGCCAAGCCTCATCGGGGGTCGCCTACCAGATCCGGACGATCACCGAAGCGGACGCCGCGGTCATGGAAACACTGATCGATGAGACACCGATCCTGCTCGTCCGGCCGCTCCCCCAGATGGTCGGGGTCCCGGCCGTCGCGTACCTGGTGGGCGACGTCGTCCAAGTCCCGTTCACGACCCACCTCCCGGGTGAGCATCAACGCTACTGGTCGGTGACCGGGGACGTGGTCGCGGCGGTCCTGAAAGCTGCCGTGTCCGGGTCCGTCACCTACGACCAGGTCCAGCAACTGCTGGCCGGCTACACGTACGACCAGGTTCAGGCGAAGGCCGCGGCGACAACGTACCTGGACTGGCAGAAAAACCCGCTCATCTTCAGCACACTCTAGGAGGAACGCATGAGGCCGATTTCCTCGACAATGCTGGACGCCATCGCGGGGTCGGCCCCGGACGCCAGGGTCACCGCCGCAGCATGGTACGACGGGATCCTCCGGGAACCGGAGCTACCGATCTCCACCTGGTCGGCCACCTGGAACGGGGCGGACAACACCCTGATCCAAGGGCAGGCGTCCGTGACCGTGGCGGATCCCACGGGCCGGCTCGCCCCGTGGGGGTTCGATGAACCGCTCTCCGCCGCCGGGTCCCGGCTGCTGCTGACGTTCCGGTGCGGGGATGAGGCCGTGGACCTTGGCTGGTTCACCGTCGCGGACAACCAGCCAACGGAGCAGTGGCGGCTGGTCGGGTCCAAGCTGACGTGGGTGTCCGGCGGCGCGTCGATCCCTGTCGGGCTCTCCGACCTGACCCTGTTGGTGCAGGATTCGGGGTTCATCGCCCCGGAAGCCCCGCCCACAGGGGCGACGGTCCTGTCAGAGGTGCGGCGGCTGCTGACGGGGATCTGCCCGGTGATCGTGGCCGATGGGGTCACGGACGCGGGGGTCCCGTCCACCATCGTGTACAAGGATGACCGGCTGGCCGCCGTGCAGGACCTGGTCCGGGTGATCAACTGCCGGTACCGGATGACAGGGAACGGCTCCCTGGAGGTGTACCCGCTGACCCAGTCCGCGCCGGTCTGGACGATCCAGGGCGGGGACGGCGGGGCGCTGGTGTCGTTGAACCGGCGGCAGACCCGGGCGGACCTGATCAACGGGGTGGTGTCCACCTCCAACGACCCGTCCGTGGAGATCCGGGCACTGGCGACGGTCACGGCCGGGCCGCTGCGCTGGGATGGGCCGTTCGGGCGGAAGATCGCCCGGCACAACGCAATCGCCACCACCCAGGAAGGTGTGGAAGCTGACGCGAACACCTACCTGAACAACACGGCCGTGTTGAAGACGCTGCCGTTGACGGTGCTGTGCAAACCGCACCCGGGGATTCAGATCGGGGATTGGGTGCGGGTCGCGCAACCGACCATCAACGGGGCAGCGTACCCGCTGGACGGTTTGGTCACCGCGGTGCAGTTGAAGGGCTCCGCAACCGGGGTTGACCCGATGCAGTTGACCGTGAACTGCGCACTGGCCGATGTGCAGGCTGTGGGCCTGTCCGTGAGGGGTGCGGCGTGAACCTCGCGGAGCAGGTCCCGGACCCGTTCGACGGGGTGAAACTCGTCCCCGGCTACGCTGACACCTACCCGAATGTGCGGATCGGTGGTCTGCCGCAGCCGGCGGCGTGGCCCTCCGGGGTGTACGCGGCCCCGGGGGAGCCGGTGTTCATCGCGCAGATCGTCAAGGCTGACGCCCCGGCGCAGAACGTCGTCGTGGGCCGGGTCGGCCCGGACGGTCCCCGGGAGGGCACGGTCACGACCGTGCCGGGCGGGTCTGACACGATCACCGTCACCGCCGCGGGCGCCGACTACACGGCGACGTTCCTGGCCGCCTACACCCCTACCGTGGGGGACCGGGTGCGCCTGTTCTGGCAGGGCAAGGATGTGACCGCGATCGGCAAGGTCGGGGTCACCCCGGCGCCTGCCGCCCCGACCGGGACCACACCGTCCGGGACCACGCCACCACCGGCCCCGGCGTCTTCGGGGACGTTCCCCGCCCCGGCCGTTGACTCGGCCACATACTGGTCCGGCGGCGGGTGGGATTCGATCCGCCCCTACGGAGGCATCGTGACCCAGGGCACCGTGTACGGGACCACGAACGTGGTCACCGGGGCATGGTTCTACGGCACGTCCATGGCGGAGCTCGCTGGGGCGACGATCAAACGGGTCCGGTTCCGGGTCCCGCAGCGCCGCACCGTGGGCGACTACAACAGCGCCCTGACCCTGCACCTGTACGCACACACCTCCGCGTTACGCCCGGGAGGGGACGTGACGCGGGTCAGTGGCCCCACTGATGTGACGATCCCGGCCGGGTGGAACCCCGGCCCCGGGGACGGGTTCATAGACCTGCCCACAACCATCGCCGCCACCCTCATCGCTGGTGGCGGTATTTCCATCTCCGGTGACCCGTACCTGAGTTTCGTCGGCAAACCAGCAGACCCTGCCTCCGGGCAACTACTCATCGATTGGAGCCGGTAATGACTGGTGTGACGCGTTGGAATAAGACGAAAACCCCGGCGGGGGTGGACCCGTGGAGCCTGACCCCGGACATCGGGGCCGCCCTTGATTCGGCTAACGTCGTCATCCCGGTGGCGTCCGCGACGGAACGTGACGGGCTGGCGGCCACCGCCCCCGGCGGGGTTCTGCCGGTCCCCACCGTGGTGTGGCGGACGGATAAGAACCGTCTGGAGACGTGGAACGGCACAGTGTGGCGGGCCGGGTTCGGGACCACGTATACGCCGATCTGGACCGGTGTGACGGACTTCGGCACGGGCGGGTCCTTGACCGGCACGTACTGGGTGGACGGGGACCGGGTCACGGTCCGGTCCCGGGCTAAGTTCGGGTCCGCCGCGACCATGGGCACCGGGGCCGTGTACTGCCCACTGCCCACAGGCCTGCCGATCGGCGGTAATGAGAACGCGAACCTGGGCACCGGCTTCCATGTCACCACCGGCGGCATCCTCCGGCCCCTGATGGTGTTCGCAGGCTCATCCACCACCGCGTCCGTATGGACCACGCAGATCCCCGTGCAGACTCCCGGCGGTGCCAGCTACCCGGCCGGCAACGGCGACTACATGGAGATCAGCATCAACTACCAGACGAGTGGTGCCTGATGGATCCCACACTGCAGCTCATCGTCAACGTCGGCGCCGCGGCCACCGCGATCGCCGCGATCATCGGCCTGCCCCTGGCATTCGTGAAGGGCTGGCCGCTGCTGAAGCGCGCCGTGGCCATCGGCGGGGCGTTGGAGAAGCTCCCGGAGATGGCGGTGGAGATCAGCGCCCTGACCATCGGGCAGCGCACCCAGGCAGAAACCCTCGCCCACCAGAATGACCAGCTCGCCATCATCAAGCATGAGGTGGAGTTCAATAACGGTTCCTCGGTGAAGGACGCGGTGGTCCGGACGGAGAAGGCGACCGCCGCGCTCGGAGAGAAGCTGGACGCGCACCTGTCCGCACCGAAGACCACGATCAACGTGACAGGGGTGGCACCGCATGAGTGAGTGGATGCCCGGGGCGCTGCAGCGCCCACAGCCCGGTGGAGTGACCCTTGATACTTCCTTGCCTCCCCGTTTCGTCTGGCACATCACCTGGGACCAGCTGAAGCCGGACGGCTCACAGCCAGCGTTCAGTGCCGTAGCCGATTACCTGGCCCGGATGAAGTACTGCCCGCACATCATGTGGAACCCGTTCACCGGGTACATGGAGCAGTACTACCCAGCATCGGTCGGTGGGCGGGCGCTGAAGTACAACAACCAGGACGGTGCCGCCTGCATCCAGGTAGAGGTGTTCTTCACCCCCGGCTGCGTGGTTGACGGGGTCCGGTATGACACGGTCGCTGACACGCCGCTGGTCGGGTTCGCTGACCTGCTGGCTTGGGGTGAGTCCCTCGGCGTGCCGCTGGTTTGGCCGATGGGTGCCCCGCAGTGGCAGGGGAACAACCGGGACGCGGCGATCTGGAATGCCAACGCCGGGCATTACGGGCACTGCCACTCCCCGGGCGACACCCACACAGACCCCGGCCCCATGCCTGACCTGAAACGGGGCGGTATCACGCTCCAAAGCCAATCGATCACCCCCTTGGAGGAAGACGTGCCCCTGACTAAAGAAGAAGTTGACTGGATCGCCGGCCGCGTGGCTGAGGTCATCCAGCCCATGCACGATGTCACCAGGGCCTTCATCCCTGGAGCCGTGTGGGACGTACCGCTGCCCTACCGCGACCCGGTTACCGGCGCTGAGACAGGCCAGAAGACCACCGGCAAGACGGTCATGGGCTTCACAGACTTCAACCACAACGCCACCCGCACCGCACTGCCGGCGGCGGTCCTGAACCAGAAGTTCACACTCCCGGACGGGACCGTGACGAACCTCGCCGGGATCCTCGCCGCGATCAACGCGAAGCCCACGGCCGCAGGAGGGACCGCCATGGTTGCCAGCGACCCCGCCGCGATCGCTGACGCGGTCGTGAACGCCATCGTCACCAACGTCGGCATCAAAACCACGATCACCAAGTAAGGACCACCATGAAAACCCCCATCTCCCCGAAGGTCACGGCCGCCGGCCTGGCCGGTGTCATCTCCGCCCTGCTGCTCTCCGTGATCACCCTGATCACCCCGGATCTGTTCGACGGGCTGGGGAAGTGGTCAGGGCTCGCGTACGGGCTCACGATCGCTGTGGTGACTGCGGTGGCTGGGTACTTGAAGAATGACCCGCTGCGGGTCACCCAGCCGGTCCCCACTGAGCCCCCTGCCCCGGCCGCTGCCGCCGTTGTTGTGAACGCCCCCGCTACCGCTGCCGAACCTGCCGCGGCCACCACGTTCACCGCGACCGCCGCGAAGATCGACGCCCTCCCCGACATGGCCCCTGTGGTGCCGGCGCCGGCTGAGGTCGCACCCATCCTCCCCAACTAG